TCAAAAGTTATAGATAACTTTTAGGTATGCGCCCGAACAGCGCAAAGCGCACAACAGGCAGGTGACACATGACTAAGAAAGACAAACCATATCTAAGAGTAGTAAGAGACACAGACAGGTTAACAGGTAAGCAGGAGAGCTTCGCCCAGCAGGTAGCAAAGGGTAGCGTCCTTAGTGACGCATATCGTGAAGCATACAACGCAGAAAATATGAAAGACAAAACTATTTGGGAGGAAGCCTGTAAGCTTGCACAACACCCCAAGGTGTCCGCAAGGATTAAATCCATTCAGGCAGATATGGAGACTGACCGCCGCATGATAGCGCTCAGGCGGGAAGAATATGTTTTGAGAAGGCTACAGGAAGAAGCAGAGGGGGCAGATACTAGTAGTAGCAAAATAAGAGCATTAGAATTACTAGGAAAAACTACTGGTTTGTTTGCGGACAAAACAATCATAGAGAATGGTGACAGCGACAAGACAGCAGAGCAATTAGAAGATGAGATTGCAGAGAGACTAGCCGCCCTAATTTCTGACTGATGATTTGCGTGACCCCACCGAGGGGGTACTACGCTGACGACACAACACATAGCATGCACACGTCATACAGAGTTCCACTCAAACAATCCCATAGTATTTTGAAAATACCCCCCCCTATTGTTTTTCTAGCCCTAGATTGGTTATAAAACCGTCATAGAAGCTCGCTGAGAGCGTTTATGGGTCCCCTACCCCCCACGGTATATATTTTTTAGAAAAGCTCTGTGTGGGCTTGTATGGGGTTTTTAGAAGTAGAAGCCTACATGACGAGAGAATTGGAGTGTTCCTCCATGTCCTTGGAGTGTTATTCTTGGTTTATCCTTAGATATGGTCTTAGTGTCTTTTATTCTATGTTGGAATAGTCCTGAGTGTAGGTATATGTTGCCTACTGTGTAGGGCATTTCTTGTTCTTTGCCCTCTACGATGCACTCCATGCCGGAATTTTCATCGGGCAGAGCCAGAGCCACGGTAAATGATAGCGGATTTGAGAAGGGTTCGGGCCAATTCAGAGTGTTAAACTGCCCGTCTACATGGTAGGGGGATGTTCTTGTTCCGTGATTGCCCTCGAAGATGTGAAAGCCCGGCCTCGCCGCGCCACTAAGATGGGTACAATACATATTAAGCTTGTCAGAAAGGTAGCGGTATAGTCGAACATACATATCACCAAAATTTTTTTCTAATAAAACATTACTCATTATGGCGCGATGGTAATATACACTCTGGCAGTCTAGATACTTCGCCGCACCGAAGGTGTAAAACTTTCCTTCTTCCCTATCATACCAGCTTTCACGGTTTTCTAAAACCGTCGCGCAAATTTTTTTGCACTCATCTTCGGTGAAGAGAGGGTCTTCCATGTAAAAGTTATCGTCAACTTTAAAACACTTGTTGTAATCTAGGACTGCCGGATGGTTCTCATCCATTTTTCTTCTTCCAAAAAGAATCAGGCTTACCGTGTTTCTGTTCAATCAGAATTGACGGGCATTGATAGGGCGGGTTTGTGTTTTGGACTACCTTGGATTTGTCTTGGCAGATATATACGCACTGACGCATGCGCTGAGGATTTGTTTTTGTACCGATGTTTTCAATCTTGGCTGATGCAAGATTACAGTACATATTCATTGTGACGTATAAGGTTTCAATAAGCATAAAGAACTATTTCGATACTCTCATATGGTGTCTGGGGCCGTGTTTTTTTCTAATATGCAAACCACGTTTTTTATTTCTTCTTCTGTTTCTGGTGGTTTTGATTCGAGTTATTGAGGTTTTCTTAGCCATGAATCAATATTTAGAATAATTCTAAAACCTAACTACTAAATATAGATTTATTATAATTATTATAATATATTATTTATTAGTCTATGTCTAATTATTAGTTTAACTAATAATTATTAGGCGCAGGCTAGTGTCGGTTCCTCCCTAAACGACACAGGGGATGAATGGTTTCCCTCTGCCACTCATCCCCTCTTTGGGAGATGGAGGAGTAAATGTCGGATAACATAATTGACTTTCCGAAAGCACCACCGCTAGATGTTTCTAGTGATGCAAAAGATATGTTCGCAGACCTTAGCGAAACTTCAAACATCGCTGAGGCAGTTGTTCTTGGTTGGACAAAAGACCAACAGCTATTTGTTGCGAGCAACATGAACGATGGCGCGAGCATGCAGTGGCTATTGGATATTGCCAAGGTGTTTCTTGATGAGGATATTCTGATAAAATGAAAGTTACTTGGATACTGATAACCCTTACGGGAAACCCACAGGCAGAAATTGCATCGGCAGAGCTTAACCTGTCCTTGATTGATTGCGCTCAAAAAGCAGTGTTGATAAACCAAAGTGAAGACCACAACAGGACGGTAGCGTGTTTGCCGATTGTAAAAGATGGAACTGAGCCAAAAGAAGATATCGACTTTACTGAATAAGCTTCCGATAGAAGAAAAACAAATTCTTCTGGAAAAGTTGGAACTGCTTCAGGAAAAGAAAACACGAGAACAGGCTACCGTAAACTATTTAGACTTTGTCACAGAGATGTGGCCTGCCTTTATCGGCGGAGAACACCACACGATTATGGCTGATGCCTTTGAGCGTGTCGCCAATGGTGAACTCAAACGCCTCATCATCAACATGCCACCCCGACACACCAAGTCAGAATTTGCATCCTATCTTTTCCCCGCATGGTTCTTGGGCAGATATCCCGAAAAGAAAATTATCCAAACAGCACACACGGCAGAACTCGCTGTCGGCTTTGGTCGTAAGGTAAGAAACCTCATCAACAATCCCGACTACCAAAAAATATTTCCGGGGATTGAGTTGTCATCCGACAGTAAGGCGGCGGGACGTTGGAACACAAACAAGGGTGGCGACTACTTCGCTATCGGTGTTGGCGGTGCAGTGACAGGTAAGGGTGCTGACGTGCTGGTAATTGATGACCCGCACTCAGAACAAGAGGCGGCAGTGGGGGCGTACAACCCTGAAGTCTATGACAAGGTTTACGAATGGTACACCTCTGGTCCAAGACAGCGATTGCAACCCGGCGGTGCTATCATCATTGTGATGACACGCTGGTCAAAGCGTGACCTAACTGGACAGATAATCAAAAGCGCAACTCAAAAAGAAGGGGCGAATGAGTGGGAGGTGATTGAGCTTCCTGCTATCATGCCATCAGGCAATGCGCTGTGGCCTGAGTTTTGGGAACTGTCGGAGCTTGAAGCTCTCAAGGCAGAACTGCCAATATCAAAATGGAACGCACAGTATCAACAAAACCCAACATCAGAAGAAGGCGCACTTATCAAACGAGAGTGGTGGCGTGAATGGGAACAGTCAAATCCACCCACATGCGAAGCTTTAATACAATCTTGGGATACAGCTTTTCTAAAAACACAACGGGCAGACTACTCAGCTTGTACAACATGGGGTGTATTTAATTGGCCTAATGATGATGGCGAAACAGTCCCGAACTTAATCTTGCTTGATGCCTTTAAAGAAAAACTAGAGTTCCCAGAATTGAAGCGGGCGGCCTATGAAAAGTATTGGGAGTTTGAGCCAGACCAAATGATTATCGAGGCGAAGGCCGCAGGCTCGCCATTGATATTTGAACTAAGAGCTATGGGAATACCTGTTACGGAGTTTACACCGTCGCGTGGACAGGATAAGATAGCAAGAGTAAACGCCGTTACTGATTTGTTTGCAAGCGGTGTTGTCTGGTGTCCACCGACAAAGTGGGCAGACGAAGTCATAGAGGAATGTGCGGCTTTTCCTGCTGGCGACCACGATGACTTAGTTGACTCGACAACTCAAGCATTGCTTAGATTTAGACAAGGTGGATGGATAAGGTCTGTAATGGATGATTGGGATGATGAGCCAAAGTATCAACGACCAGTCAGCTATTATTAAACTAGGAGGCTGAAATGTTTTATGGTTTTAATATGAACCCTATGGGACCTATCGGTTCGGGCGTAAGCTCTGGTAATGTGCCTGCTGTTGCCAACCCCCTTGACAACCGACCAGCAGGTGGCGGCAAGGGCGGCGGTAAAGGCGGGGGTTCTCCACAACCTAATTATATTGCTTCAACACCACGCCCATCAATGGGAAAAGGTGGTGGCAAGGGCGGTGGTTTCGCACCTTCTCAAAATATGTATGGCGGCCTTGGGTATAATGCCTATATGGGTGCAGGTGGCATAAGACCCACAAGTGTTCCCACTCAGTTTTCTGGGTTCAATCAGCCAACGCCAATACCTAGCGAGGGAAGGATTCCGCTACCAGAAACTAACTTTCCCCTACCGCCCGCACCATCCGCGCCTCCAACACCGCCCGCAGGAAAAGGCGGTGGGCTTCAGGCTCGCAATGATTTTATAAACTCTGACAACGAGCTTAATAGAATGAGGGCAGAGCAAATGGCGCTTGAAAGAAAAGCTCGTCAAGAGGCGAAGAACAGAAGTTACTATGACCAGCCAGAAGAGCCTACAGTAGCGCAACAACCAGCAAATATCGTAGAGCCAGCACCTACTATGTTGCCCGCCAGCAGAAACCCATTTAACCGTCGTACAATGAGTCAAATGGACAGGCTTAACGCGGCGTATCAGGACAGAATGAAAAGATTTGATTCAGGGTTAGGCTCACCAGATAGTCTGCAACGGCTACAAAAATTTGGTGAAGCATTAAGGAGCAGAGTCCACTTTCAAAGCCCAGAAGCCGAGCAAAGGTTTAACAATCAATTTGGCTTGTCTGAGCCGCAACCTGACCCACGTTACCAGCAACAGCAACAAAGACTTTTAGAAGAAGGAAATCTTGTAAGACAACTTATAGGAGGACGCCGAGTAAAATCTGACCCTGAACGAGACTTGGCTTACGA